GCTGACAGACGAAGCCCGCGCTGCGGTGTTGCGTGCGCTGTTTATGATCGTTGTCAACGACAACGAGCCGGCAAGCGCGCGCGTTGCCGCCGCGCGGCTGTTTCTGTCGCAGTTCGAGGAACATCCGAACGCCGAACGGGACGTACTGGTGATCGTCGATGAGGCGGCGTTCGTCAAAACGGTATGAGGTTCGACTTCCACACCTCCACGCCGACCAGCGCGCCGTTGCGGTACAGACCAGAAGCGCGCGGTTTGTGCATCTGCGCGCGGGGCGGCGCTGGGGGAAATCGCATCTGCTGGCTAGGATGCTCGTTGAGGCGGCGCTGGTGCACCGGCAGACGGTCGGATATTTCGCTCCAACGTACAAGTTGATGCTGCCCGTCTGGGAACAAGTGCGCCGAACACTGCGTGCACCGGCAGCAACGGAATACAAAGCAGAGCGGCGGATCGACACATCAACCGGCGGGCGTGTTGAGTTCTGGTCGCTCGACAACGAGGACGCGGGGCGGTCGCGCGGGTACGATCTGATTGTGGTGGACGAGGCGGGGTTGGTGCGCAATCTCGAAACAATCTGGCGCGAAAACCTCATCCCCGCGCTGCTCGACCGGCGCGGGCGCGCGGTGCTGGCGGGAACTCCGAAGGGGAAGGGGGATTTCTGGCGTATCCACCAGAGCGCGATAGAAGACCCGCGCTGGGCGACGGTGCGACGTTCAACGGGTGACAACCCGCGTCTCGATCCGGCGGACATTGCGCTGCTGCGATCTGCGATGACGGAACGCGCGGCGCGCCAAGAGTTGGACGCCGAGTTTCTCGACGACGGCGGCGCGGTGTTCCGCAACGTTCGTAGTTGTGTCGGCGAGATAGCGCGCAGCGGCGAAGCGGCGGTGATCGGCGTGGATTGGGGGCGGTATGAGGACGCGACGGTATTTGTCGCGCTCGATCCGCAGACGCGCTGCGTTGTTGATGTGGAGCGTCTGGGCGATGTGGATTTCGCAACCCAGCGCCGCGCGCTGGTCGCGTTCTGGAAGCGCAACGGCGGCGGCGCGGTGATCGCGGAAGCGAACAGCATCGGCGCGCCGAACATCGAAGAATTACGGCGTGATGGTGTGCCCGTTCAAGCGTTTACAACGACGGTCGCTTCAAAACCGCTACTGATCGACACGCTCGCGCTGGCGCTGGAGCAGCGAACGATTGTACTGCCGGAATTGGAGTGGCTGCTCAACGAGTTAGAGATGTACAGCGTCGATATTTCCGCGTCCGGTCGCGCCCGCTACAGCGCGCCGGAGGGGTGTCACGACGACGGCGTGATCGCGCTCGCGCTCGCGGTCTGGGGCGCGTCGCGAAGCGCAGAGGTGCTGTTTGATGTCTAGAACGACTGCACAACTCGTGTTGTCGCCGACCGAGCGCTACGACATCAAGACGCTCAATCTGGAGGATTTCCTTCCGTCCGCGTGGACGGGCGTGTTTACCGGCGACGGCGACGCGGTTGATGTCGAGACGGCGTATGAGCGTGTCGCGGTGGTGCGGACGGCGGTGACGTTGCGGGCGAACGCCCTCGCGTCGCTGCCGTGGGAAATTACCACCCGGCGCGGTACGCTGGTCGCATTCGACGCAGAGCGACTGGCGGCGCTCATTCGCGGAATTGAGATCGATCTGTGTCTGTACGGCGCGGCATATCTGCTGCGCGATCCCGCCGCGCCGCTTGGTCTCCGTCGTCTGCACCCGCGCACCATCACTCCGATCACCGACGCGAAACGCGGGCTGGTCGGGTTCACCCGCCGCGTGAACAACACCGAAATCCGGTTAGAGCCGGAAACCGAACTGCTGTATCTCTGGGAGCCGTCCGTAAGAAGCGAGGTTGAACCCGGCGTCGGGCTGGTGACGACGGCGCTCACGCAGGCGCGGGCGTTGCTGGCGGCGGAGCGGTACCAAACTGCGTATTTCGAGCGCGGCGCGGTGCGCCCGACGGTGTGGATGTTCGCCCAGCGCCCGACGGACGCCGAGCGGTCGCGGTTTGAACAGTGGCTGCGCCAACTCGTCAGCGGCATCCGCAATGCGTTCCGGCATCTCGCGCTGTCGAGCGAGATCAAAACGGTGACGCTGGGCGATACACTGTCCGACGCGGTGCAGCCGGAACTGCTCCAGCGCGCGGCGGAACTGATGCTGACCGCCTTTCAAGTGCCGATGTCGCTGGTGTTCTCGAACGCCAGCAACTACGCCACCGCTCAGCGTGATTATCAGACGTTCATTCTTCTGACGATCCTCCCCCGCACGCGCGAAATTGCGGCGATGCTGCAACCGCACTTTACTGCGTACAATCAAGTTTTGCGTTGTAGCGAAGCGCGCATTGATGCAGTGCAGAGTTCGGAGTTGGAGAAGGCAGAGGCGATCCAGCGCCTCACCGGACAGCCGGTGCTCACACTGAACGAAGCCCGCGCACGTCTCGATCTGCCGCAGTTCGTTGAGGACGCGGCAGACCAAGAACTGCTGCGACTGCGCAACCGGCTGGCGATAGCGCGGGAAGCGGTTGCTGCCGGTCTCGATACGAGAACGGCGTTGCGGCTGGCGGGCGTCAACGGCGCGGCAAGTGCGGAACCGGAGGAGGATGCAGCGAAGTCGCTGAAGAAGGACGACGAAGCGGGACTGATGCCGCACGAGGTGCAACTCTACCGCGACCTCAAGCGCGCGTTTCAGCAGTTGCGTCAGGTGATGCTCGACGGCGCAGATGAGATTACGGCGCAGATGTTCAACGAAGCGCTGTATCCGGCGATGCGCCGCAACATCGAAACAATTGCACGTCTGTTCGCGGACGAAATGCGCGCCGAGGTCGGCGTTGCGGTCAACGTTGATGCGCTGCTCGCGGACTGGGCGGAAGAAGCGACACGGCGGCAAGTCGAGGAACTGCTCTATCCGTACACGCGCGATTACATCGCCCGCGCGGTCGCGGCGTGGCGACGGATGCCGGGCGCGGATCGCGCCGAACTCGTTGCGATGATCGAGCCGGTCGTCGGCGCGAAGCGCGCCGAGACCGTCGCCATCACGGCTGCGACTGAAGCCGCAGCCGCGGGCGTGCGCGCGTACCGCGACGGGTTGCGCACTGAGCACAATCTGGAGTACGTGATGGTTTGGGAGACCGCCAACGACGAGCGCGTGTGTCCGATCTGCGGCGCGCTCCACGGCAAGCGCGAGGACGAGTGGGGCGGGCGGAGCGGGCCCCCGGCGCACCCGCGTTGTCGGTGCGGCGTCAGACTGGAGCGGATCGATGCGGGTTAGCGTCTCTGTCGATCTGGATAACGCATTGCGCAAACTGCTGCCGCGTTCGGCGCGGATAGAAGCCGCGCTTGACGCGGGCGCGACCGCTGCGCACGGTATGATGCAAATCTATCCGCCCCCGCCCGCCGGATCGCGTTATCGGCGGACGGGCAATCTGCGGCAGAAGTTGCGGATCAAGAAACCGTCGAAAACGTCGAGGATCGTCGAGAACACCGCATCGTATGCGCGGTACGTCTACGGAATGCCGCAAGCGCGGGTGCACAGCGGGCGCTGGGCGTCGCTGAGGGACGCGGCGGAAGCGGCGAAGAAGGAAGCAATCGCGGTGCTGAAGGAGAGGGGGAGGTGAGGAGATGGAGTGGCAGACCGCGCCCG